AATTCGGAAACAATGGCCCAGTGGTTATTGAACAGTCAAAAGAAGAACGCGAAGCCAAATCACAGAAAACTTACTTAGGTAACGTTCAGGTTGTTTGGACTAACGGGCAAAATGTAGACGCAGCTCCTCGTAAAGATGCCGGGCAGCCACAACGACAAGCAGCTGCACCTCAGCAAGTTGAGGACGACCTTCCGTTCTAATGAAATGTGAATTTTGCGGGAATGTTATGGAAGTACAAGATTACGACTTTTGTGACATATGCCCAGACTGTTTAGAAGACTCTAACTATTAAATTAAATTAAATCAATGCAAGTAAACAATACAGAGATCAATGGTTTCTTGATTGATAAGTTCAATCAACACGATCTAGAAGCTGGACAAAAACAAGGAATCTGCCCCTTGTGTTCACCTGATAGAAAACCCAAGAACGTAAAAGCTAAATGTGCTTCTTATGATTGGGAACGTGGTCTCGGAACTTGCCACAATTGTAATAAGTCATTCCAGTTACACACTTACCAACGCAAGGGTGCTTCAGAAAAAGAATATGTTCGACCTGAAGTTCCCACACTAACTAACAGTGTTGACGTAAAAGTACTGGGATGGTTTGCTACAAGAGGAATATCTCAAGAGACTGTTGCTAGTTTAGGTATTAGCAACAGTCCTGAGTATATGCCTCAAACCGGTAAAACCGAGAATGTCATAAAGTTTAATTATTTCATGGGCGATCAACTTATTAATATTAAGTATCGTGATGGAAGAAAGAACTTTAAATTATATAAGGGGGCTGAGAAAGTCTTCTATAATATTAATAGTATTGTTGGTTTTGACTACTGTGTTATAGTAGAGGGCGAAATGGATGTCCTTGCTATACACGAGGCCGGAATAACTAATGTTATATCGGTACCAAACGGTGCTACATTAAACACCAACAATTTAGAATACCTGGACAACTGCATTGATTATTTTGAGGGCAAAGAAAAAATAATCATTGCTGTTGATTCAGATGAAGCTGGGCAAGCATTACAGTCAGAGTTAGTCAGACGACTAGGTTCTGAGACCTGTTATTTAGCTAGCTTTGAAGACTGTAAAGATGCAAACGAATACTTATTAAAATATGGAAAAGAAAAACTGGCGCAGCGTATTACCGGAGCAAGACCGGTGCCACTCGAAAATGTTACGACGTTCAAAGATGTTGAAGACGAAGTCACGGACTTTGTCCGAAACGGTTTCAAACCTGGCTATCAAGTGGGTTTGGCCAATTTTGATAGCATCTTTTCTACTTATACTGGCCAATTCATTACTGTTACTGGCATTCCAAGCTCTGGTAAATCAGATTTCGTAGACCAAATGGTTATTGGTTATAACCAAAATTATGACTGGAAAACAGCATATGCTTCCCCAGAAAACCAACCAACATATTTACATGCTCATAAGCTGATGCGTAAGGTATGGCAAGATATGCCAACAGCTGAAGATATACACACTGATAAATGGAATCAGATTGCGGATCACGTTAATAGCAATTTCTTCTTCATTGATATGGAACGTTACACATTGGATGCTGTTTTACGCAAAGGCGCTGAACTAGTTAAACGCAAGGGTATCAAGTGTTTGGTTATTGACCCCTTCAACAAGGTACGAGCACAGGATGCTTCAGGTGATGTTAACGTTTATACGTTAGAGTATCTAAGTAAAATAGAAATATTTGCTAAGAAATATGATGTGCTTGTTATTGTTGTTGCTCACCCTACTAAGATGTATAAGGACAAAGACGGTAAAATTGAAGAACCAAACATGTATAACATCAAGGGCGGTGGTGAGTGGTATGATGCTTCATATCACGGGCTATTGATCCACAGGGATTATGAGGCTAAAACTGTTAAGGCTAAAGTACTTAAGGTTAAATTCCAAAACCTTGGAGAGAATGGAGCTGAAGCTCATTTTAAATGGGAGCATAAATCTGGTTGCTTTGTACCACACGAGCAACTGCAAATAGGTGATAGCGAAAAAATGCCATGGGAACTATAGATGGGTAGTTATAAAGACGAAGAAAGCGAGTTTCAAGCTTTTTATTGGTGTATCCACAACAATATTAAAATATATCCTAGCCCTATAGCTAGAGGCCCGAAACCCGGTGCTTGGTATATAATTATAGAGTTTAATGGTAAGAAACACAAAAGCCCAGATAGCTATCTTAAGTCTGATATTGACGACAAAATGAACGAGTATTATTTATACTATTATAACAAATATGGAACTAAAAAATAAATTTGAAAACGCCACAGATGCTTTTGAATACTTCAACGAGGTTATCAGAAATACTGGGGTTAAATTTGGCGATACCAAAGCTTTGTTTAATGTAGGTTTTGAAATAGAAAATCCTATGGACAATCATATTGTTCACAGAACAAGAGCTTGGAACCACGCATATGCTCAAGCTGAGTGGCTGTGGTATCTATCTGGAGACAATAGCTTGAAGAAGCTAGGTGAGATATACGGTAAGATACCTGGTATCTGGAAGAAGATGGCTAACCAAGCTGGAATGGTCATGTCTAATTACGGATGGCAATGGAACAGAGACTATCAATTAGATATTGCTATCAACAAGCTTAAGAAAAATTCTGAGAGTAGACAAGCTTCAATATCTATATTCGACGGCAAAGAGTTTATTAAATATAATAGTGATACGCCATGTACTTATGCTATACATTTTTATATCTTAGATGAAAAGCTTAATATGTCCGTCATGATGCGTTCTAACGACCTCTGGTACGGTTTCTGCAATGATCAGTACTGTTTTTCAATGCTGCAGCAGATGGTTGCAGACAGGCTTTCTATCGGCGTAGGAACTTATTATCATTTTGCGAATAACTTACACTTATATAACAATAAACTTTAAGAAAAATGTATTATATTTATCACATACCAGGTAAAAAGATTGGGGTCACACGTGATCTTAATAAACGGGTTACTGTAACGCAAGGATACAAGAAGGGAGAATATGAAGTTCTAGATTCTAGCGTTGACATTGATTACGTTTCACGCAAGGAGTTAGAGCTTCAATTTTTATACGGGTATAAAGTAGACAGAAAATTATATAAAAATTTGTTTAATAAAAACCCAAACCCAATGTTACCAAGAGCAACAGAAGCTACTACCACGTTTCCATGCCCGCTTAACAAACTTAAAGGCAGGTTAATGGATCTCAAGGGCTTATCATGGCAAACGCCTGATGGCCTAGAGTTTGAAATCACTGACGAAAATATCCCCTGGATTTTATCCAATGCCAAGGTGTCGATGTACGATAGAGACCGCTGTTATGTCTATAACAAAGCTTTTCACGAAGCTTTCTTAGATGATCAAACATTTGTTAATATTTACGACAATATTAGAGATTGGGCCACTGAAAAAGGTATATATAAATCTGGTGACGCTAGAACTCAGTATATTAAATTAATGGAAGAAGCTGGTGAGTTAGCTCAAGCTATACTTAAAAATGATGAACCAGAAGTTATAGACGCTATTGGCGACATGGTTGTTGTTTTAACTAACTTAGCTAAACTAAGAGGTCATAATATAGAAGACTGTATTGAATCTGCCTACAATGTAATTAAATCTAGGCAAGGTAGTATGGTTAACGGAACGTTCGTAAAACAGCAGTCATTCCCAAGCGGAACTACTGATCACTGGAAAAAAGTAACGTTATGATAAAAAAATCAATAGTATTTAGAGACCCTGTTGTTGAACGAGTTGTTGAGAAATTCGTATCAAGATCAAATGTTGGCTACGCCAAGTATGGCACAACATTACACGAGGAACGTACCACAAAGCTCAAAGGTTTGTTCAAATACCTTAATGACGTTCAAGAAGAATTAATGGATGCAGTGTTATATATTCAAGCTGCTAAGGAAGAGATCCATGATCTAACCGAAGAAGCATTAATTAATAAATTCATAGACTTAGATATTCTTGACGTGAACAATGAAAAAGAGATCTAAAAAAAAAGGACCAGTACGGGCAAAGCGGATAACATATGATGGGATCAACTTTGCTTCCGGTCTTGAGAGATATATGTATATGGCCTTAAAAAAAGCTAAGATCAAAGCTGACTACGAAGGTCAAACATTTGAGCTACTACCTGCTTTTGAGTTCGCTAGTGAATCTATCGAGAGACAGTCCAACGGCAAGGGGGAATACAGAAACAGAGGTTGCAAGAAAATACTTAACATCAAATACACTCCAGATTTTATTGGTGAAGACTTTATTATAGAATGCAAGGGTCGAGCCAACGAATCATTTCCACTACGTTGGAAGATGTTTAAAAAATGGATGCACGATAATAGTGACAATAGGGTATTATATAAACCACAAAATCAAACAGAATGCGACAAAACAATCGACATGATCCAGCTAACTCGAAGAAATTAGCTAGACAAAAATACGTCGAGCGCCAGATCGACAAATGGGTTAAATGGTCTATGATGACTAGAGGCAAAGTCAAGTTCAGTGAACTTGTAGAGATACAGGATAAATATAATATCAAATGTTATGGCTAAGGCAAAAACAACCAACATTGTTACGTATAAGAAAGTAACTAAAAGAAGACCAGGCGTTCACGCCAAAACTAAAAATAGTAAATCTAAAACAAGTAAAAATTATGTCAAAAAATACACAGGACAAGGAAGATAAAGGTTGGACAATACAGCTAGGAGTTTACCCTGGTATTGTTGTAGGTTTTAGAACTTACAATAATGAGGAATCAACTATTCACGTGCTATACATGCCGTTTTTTGATGTGGCTATTATAATAGACAAATAATGGAGGAAGATAGAGAAACAATGCTTCAGACCATAGGGGTATTTGCTGACGACGTGTTAGATGACATGTCTAATGTAGATATGTCCACAAGAAAAGCTGATTTATTAGCTTATATCAAAGCTTGGAAAGTTAATTTACAGACAATTAAAACAATAACAGAACTATAAATGGGATTATTTGATGAAAGAATAGCTTATAAGCCTTTTGAGTATCCAGTATACTACACAGAGGGTTGGCTAAAGCAGGCGCAGGCATTTTGGCTGCACACAGAGATCTCAATGCAATCAGATATTAAAGACTGGAATGAAAAACTTACCCCAAAAGAAAAAAATCTTGTTGGAAACATTTTACTTGGCTTCGCTCAGACAGAATGTGCAGTGTCCGATTATTGGACCCAAAAAGTGGTATCTTGGTTTCCGAAGCATGAGATAAAACAAATGGCTATGATGTTTGGTAGCCAAGAGACAGTACACGCTGTAGCATACAGCTACTTGAATGAAACATTAGGACTAGAAGATTATGAAGCGTTTTTACACGAGCCTGCAACGGCTGATAGGTTCGAAAACCTGGTGGCATACGACGGGGAATCCCATGTTGGAATTGCTCGTTCTCTTGCTGTTTTTAGTGCTTTTGCGGAAGGAGTTAGCCTTTATAGCGCTTTTGCTGTATTATATTCTTTTCAAATGAGAAATCTTTTGAAGGGTATTGGGCAGCAAATGAAGTGGAGCGTTCGTGACGAGTCATTACACAGTAAGATGGGCTGTCAGTTGTTTCGCCATATGTGCGAAGAGAACAATCAACTAGCGCATCTATGCAAGGCTGATATAATCAAAGCGGCTGAGACAATGGTTGATCTCGAGATTAAATACATTGATAAGATGTTTGAGATGGGGGATATCGAAGGTATATCTGCTAATGACTTAAAGCATTTTATAAAAAAGAGAGCAAATGAAAAACTCGTGGAACTTGGTTATGCCGATTTATCTGGGCATTTTGTTTTTAACGGATCTGCTGCCAGTAATCTTGATTGGTTTTATCATCTCACTGGCGGTCACACTCATACTGATTTCTTTGCTATTAGGTCTACGGATTACAGTAAAGCGGGCGAGGGTGAGGATTTTGAAGATATTTGGTGATGATTTACATAAAAGATAATTTTTTAGACGATGATTTAATAAAAATATTAAATAACGACAGCAGTTCTTTTGAAAAAGTAGACACCCCAGGCAAATCATTTTGGGTTAAATATGCTTCTGAAGATTTTATTGATTTAGTTTTAAATAAAGTATCTGAGATAGAGGGCAAAGAAGTTGAAAATATATTATGTTTTTTTAGAGAAGCTAAAGAAAATCAAGACAAAGATTGGAGGATTCATAATGATTCTATTATAAATAATCAACAACCTGATAGAGCTTTGGTTTTGTATGTTTCAAAAGAAAACGAAAATGAATTAAACGGAACTGCTTTTTGGTCTCATGAAAAATATGGAGAAGTATTTGATGAGAAAATTAACGTCAAGTTGTTTAACGAAATGATTTCAAATGACTCTAATGACATGTCAAAGTGGAAGTTGAAATCTATAATAGGTCATAAGCAAAATAGGTTGATATCATACCCATGTAATTACTTTCATAGCAAGTATCCAAATGAATTTAAGGAACCAAGAGTAGTGTTTGTAATGTTTTATAAAATAAAAAAATGAAAGGACAAAAACAAAGTAAGGCTGACTTACAAGAAAAAAAGATTCAAGCACTCATTAACGTGGTGCAGAGAATACTAGATGAAAACGCTTACCTAAGGGATTTATCCGTTGGCACGCTTGAGACTATCAAGCTTATGCCTGGTTATGACGGTGCTATTTTTCAACTAAGCGAAAAAGCTAAAGAGGCTAAAGAAAAAGAAAATGACAGTGAATAGTTTTTTATTAACAGGTTTTGTAGTGTCATTCGTAATGGTGATGTTTGCAATGAAGTATAAAGTAGATAAATAATATGTGGGATAATGATTGGATCAAGGGTGAAGATTACCCTGAATGGGGTAACACGGACGTTTACAAGAAAACAATCGCTGGAGGTTATCTTCTTTATGGGGAAACTCCTCGCGCTGCTTATATGCGCGTTGCTAGCAGCGTCGCTCGTAGGCTTTATAAGCCTGAGTTAGCAGATGTTTTCTTTGATTATATCTGGAAAGGTTGGCTATGCCTAGCCTCTCCGGTGTTATCGAATACAGGTACTGATCGTGGTCTACCAATCAGTTGCTTTGGTATCGATGTTGGAGATAGTATCCAAGAGATCGGTGGAAAGAATTTAGAGATGATGCTACTCGCTAAGCACGGCGGTGGAGTTGGTATCGGTGTTAACATGATCAGACCCGCTGGCGCTAAAATAACAGACAACGGCACATCTGATGGTGTTGTACCATTTTGTAAAATCTATGATTCCACTATACTTGCTACGAATCAAGGCTCAGTTCGACGCGGAGCTGCTTCAGTCAATATTAACATTGAGCACGATGACTTTCTCGACTGGCTTGACATACGAGAACCTAAAGGGGACGTCAACAGACAAAGCCTTAATCTACATCAATGCGCAGTTGTTGGCGATAAGTTTATGCGAAAGCTTGAACAAGGAGATGCGGGAGCTAGGGATCGATGGAGTAAACTACTTAGAAAGCGAAAAGCAACTGGAGAACCGTACATACTATTTAAAGGAAATACTAATAAAGCAAATCCGCAAGCATATAAAGTCAACGGACTAAAGGTACATATGACTAACATCTGTAGTGAGATTACATTACACACAGATGAGAATCATAGCTTTGTTTGCTGCTTATCATCATTAAATCTAGCAAAATATGAAGAATGGAAGAACACTAACCTTATATATGACGCTATCTGGTTTCTTGATGGAGTTATGGAGGAATTTATTCAAAGAGCCAAAGGTTTACGTGGGTTCGAGAACGCTGTTCGATCTGCGCAACGCGGGAGAGCATTGGGACTGGGAGTACTCGGATGGCACACATATCTCCAAGAGAAAGGCCTTCCTTTCGAAGGCTTACTGGCTCAGTTTGAAACTCGGAAGATTTTTTCGCAGTTCAAGATTGAAAGCGAACGAGCCTCAATGGCTTTGGCAGAAACTTATGGCGAACCTCTTTGGTGTGTCGGTACTGGCTTACGTAATACTCATTTACGCGCAATCGCGCCCACTGTTAGTAACTCTAAGTTGTCTGGTAACATATCGCCTGGCATTGAACCTTGGGCGGCTAACGTATTTACTGAACAAAGCGCGAAGGGCACGTTCATCAGAAAAAACCCAACATTAGTTAAACTCTTAAAAAAACACAAATTAAATACAAATGAAATCTGGGATAAAATACTGGCTGACGGTGGTTCGGTTCAGGATATCAGTGAGCTGGATAATATACAAATGGCGCACGAAGTTACTGCTAAAGAAGTTTTCAAAACTTTTAAAGAAATCAATCAACTTGAATTGGTTAATCAGGCGGGTATAAGGCAACAGTATGTGGATCAGTCGGTTAGCTTGAATTTAGCTTTCCCTAGTGAAGCAACTCCTAAGTGGATTAATCAAGTTCACATGGAAGCGTGGAAAAAAGGCATCAAGACCTTGTACTATGTCCGCACTGAGTCTGTGCTGAGAGGAGATATTGCCGCGGCAGCTATGGATCCTGATTGTTTATCTTGCGATGGATAATGCTATACATGTCCTGACTGCTTGTTACGTGGTGACTAAAGGCCAAAAGTTATGACTTTTTTATACATATAAAAACCAATATGTATAAATAATTGAATAATGTATACATATCAAAAAAGGGCTCTCGTAATGAGGGCCCTTTCTGGTTACAGGAACTTTGGGTATGGTACGCCCATTTTTCTTTGTTCCTTATTTATAGTTTTTAAACATTAGCTTGTACATTAAGCTATTCCAAGTTGCTTGTATTTTGTCAATAAGCTTTTTCATTTTTTCTTCTTTTTAACTGGTACGCAATTCGGTACATTTTTTTTACCTTTTTTCTTCATACCTATCATTTCGTACCCTTTCCAACAAGGGGAATTTTTTGTAGTCTTCATACGTCCATTAATTTATAGGTTGTTTTTCCATTAATTTTCAATGCTTTTAAAACTTTTCTACGGTTATTCTCAGGCGATACATAACTCACATGAACCCAATCGGGGTTTTCGTCATTACCAAACTCCCATATAAGCTGATCAAAGTCTAATTCATCTTTGATGAATACAAACATATCTTTATTAGACATGCACCCAAAGGTATCGTCGATGTCAATTGCCTCACCACGCATGTGCTGAGATGATTTAGCGCCACCAATCGCACGGTTTAAAGCCATTGAACGAAAGAAGCTGTTGATCTTGATTGGGCCGTCTACGTAAGCTCTAAGAGGCTCGAACACGTTTTCTGCTAAAGTGCTCATTCTACATAATTGATCCTCGCTAGGTGTGTTATCAATGTCTTGCCTTGTTGCGGTTTCAGAGAACGTTGCTTCTCTGTAAGAGATATGATCACTGATTTTTTCCATTTATTTTTTCTTATTTTTAAGCATGAGCCACCACTTTGACGCGGTATATCCAATAGCCGTAATTGTTAAAATAATCTTTAATCCTAGTTCTATTTCGGCAAAATTAAGAGCCAATGTAACCGAGTTTATAAAGTATATCTTCAAATCCGTGTCAGTCATTTCTTTAGTTAGTTATTTATTTTACTTAAATTTTGTTGATTTAAAACTTGTTGATTTAAAACTTGATCCTTTAGATTTGGCTTTCTTTTCTTCTTTTATACCTAATTCCCAGGCTTGCCAACCAGCTATCATGGCTATTCGTTGCCACAATTGAACATCTTCATCCATGGCGTCTTTGACGTTTGTGACTTTTTTAATTACTCTGTCAAGAGGTACGTTAGTCGCTGCTGATAAAACATTACCAGCGGCTAAATATGCCGGATTATCTAACGCTAAGCCTTTTTCATACATTTCATCTTTATCCCACTCGTAGGATCTTAACGCATTTTTAATCTTAGAAGCTTTAGATGAAACCGGTGGTGATATTTTCAACAATTCCATCAATGCGTTTTCAGCATAGTCTGGTTGTTTATTTTCAGATCTTTCAATCAGCTTCTTAGCTGTGTTTTTAAGCACTGAAACAATAGCACCACTAATACCCATACCGCGCAGAATACTATCGGACATACCATTAGCTATGTTAATATATTTCTTTTGCTCTGTTTCTTCCTCCTCTTCGTCGTCGCCAAAAGCCATAGCAAATAAAGCTTGTTGCATGGCATTAAATATAAGGTTTTGAGCTACTCCGTAGTATATAAGCTTAGATACGTTTGTCTTAGCGTCCCCACGACCATTCTTAAGATCACTAGCGGCTTTTTTCATTAATCTAGCATACTGAGCTGGTGTGTTGGCAAAGGCTAATATAATACGCCCTAGTGGACCTGCTTGCTGAGCGCTAATTCTATCTGGTCTACTTGATTGCTGTGACTCTTCGGCTATTTCTCTAAATTCTCTAAAAGCCAATTCTTCCGCAACCTTAGGGTCAACACCTTCTTTTAGATACTGGTTAAGAGTATTTCTGTAAAATGTAGCTCCTCCAGAGGAAATAGCAAAGCTATCTGCTATTTGAGTTGGTGTAAAACCTAGTTTTAATAACTCAGCCACAACACCCTTAACACCTCCGTTTTTAGCCATGTCAGCAATATCACTTTCATTGACGTTTAATCTAAGCCCGTCGCGTCTGTCAACTAAAAAGTCAGAATTATATAGCGTTTTAAAATCTGCCCAGAATTGTTTTTGGTTAGCAAAAGCCTTACCAGCGGCTAATATATTGTTACTGCCAAAGTTTATAAAGTTAACAGCAGAGAGCGTCTGTAGCACTGCTGATCTAGTGTTGAAAAACATGATAGCACCAATAGAATTTGTTAACCAATCAGTAACCCTACCTGTCAAGGAGTCAGTGCCATAGCTTCTATTTCTACCAGTTTTCATTCTAGTTAGTATATTCTCTAAAGCATATCTAAAGCTAGAACCATAAGCGGCTTCTATTTTATTTAAATTCTTATCGCTAAATACAACATCAACATTTTCTTGCCACTCTTTTAAAAACTCAGCACGTCTTGTGGTGTTAAGTGTCTCTAACATGTCTGTTGTTAGCGTACCTGCTAACCAGCTATCTTTTGGTTTGGCGTAATCCTTGTTTAGTAATATCATTTTATCAGCAAACTCAACTAACTCAGGTCTTGAGTCAATGTAGTCGTTGATAGATTTTCTATCAGCATTGTCCAAACCAGGAACGTCATACCCTTGCTTAACCCATATGTGTACTCTTAAGGCTTGTTCAACTGTAAAATCTTCACCTGGAACTTTTTTCTTTAAGTTTTTAGGTACAATTTTCAATTCTTTTTTAAGCGCTCGGTAATTTCTAGCAATACTAACTCTTTCTCTAGTAATAGCACTCATTGCTCTAGCATAAGGATTTAATAGGTTAACCTTAAACCAAGCCATTTGCTTGTCACCCTCTTTACCTTTGCCTAGAAATTGATATAACAACCCAACAAAGTCTTCAGCTGTAGGCGGAATAAACCAATTAAATTTACCTTTACTAGCACCAACTACCTCGGCTCTTGCGTCACTGTATTCTTTTCCAGAAGCAATACCAGTTTTGTTTTCAAGAATACTGTTAAATTGAGTATCTAGTATTTTTTCTTTTGTAGCTTTTGCTGTTTTAGAAAATTGAAAAGTAGAAGTTTTTACTTTTTCGTCAAACTCTTTAACACCTTCTTTTGTATTTAAATCAATATTTGATTTTTTAAGTTGACCCGCTTTTTTTATTTTTGGCTCAGATCTCAAGCTAATTGTGGTCATACCGTCTTTTATACCACTACGTTTTAAATTTATACTTCCACTAAAAACAACATCTAATCTTGGAACACCTGTGTTATAAACATCTTCCCCTAAATAATATAACCCAGACTTGCCAATTTGTATATAGTAATTACCTTTTTTATTGTAGTGTTGAGCTATTACAGAAGAATTAAGTCCTTTTTGTATTGACTTTAAACTTGCAAAAGCACTTGTTTGTTTTAGTTTTTGAAAAGTTGTTGATTTTATTTTAGAACCAAGTGGAAAACTATTGTAATTAGTGCCTTCTATTTCGTTTATTGTAGTTAAAATTTCTTTAATATAAGGAATAGCTTCGTTTAAAATAGACGTAAAAACCTCTTCATTTTGTATTTCACCAGGTTTTACTATTTTTCTATTTTGTACTATTTCTATTTTAGGTTTATCAAAGTTCTCAAAATTAAATCTAAAAGTAACACTACCGAATCTAGCATATTTATCTTTTTTTACTTCTAAATTTACAATAACATCATCTCCAATCTCTCTTTTTGCTTTAATTTGTATGTCTGGCTTGGTGCTATCATAACCAGCAGATTTGTTGCTTAAAACTTTCAAGTCTAATCCTAATTCTTTAGCATATTTTTTTATATCACTTGAAGTTATTTCTTCGTACACTATTCCATTAAATGTATTACCAGTAATAACTTTTTTATTAGCTAACTTTTTTAATAATTGCTTTACTTCTTTGGATACATTTAAATCTTTAAACTGTTTAGAATCAACACCGTGCTCACTAATAGCTTTAGCTCCTCTGTAAGCTTCGTTTCTTTGCGCAGTTGTACTAAACTGTAATTGAGATTTGCCAGCAGCTATATCTTGCACGGCTGCTTCTGTTCCAGGTTGCTTAGACATTTCTTGTCTTACAACTGTGTTGGTCATAATATTACCAAACATTGACATTAATCCTTTTATAGCCTGTGCCTCTCCAGATCTAGGATTAAAATCAATATCTTTTTTACCATCAACAATACCAAATGTATTTAAGAAATCTTCTTTTGATATGTTTTTCTTTTTAACAAATGGAAACAAACCAGCGTCAATTGTTATTCTATCTTGTTTTTCGTAAAAAGCTTCAAGCAATTTTCTAGGAACACCTGTCGATGTGCCTATTAATTTATCACTAGCAGCGCCAAGAACCGCCCCTTCTGGTAAAAGCTTTAATAGCTTTTCTGCATTTTTATTTATAAAAATCTGAGCGTTTAGAGCATCACCCTTACTTAAATTAGCGGTTGCATCTATTATTTTTTTAAGTGGTACGCCAAATAACTCAGCTGTTACCTCTGGGGCTAAATCTTTTAAAGCCTTGAAAGATAGTTGCTTAGGCGTGAGGTCTTTTATTTTTGACTTAACAGCCTCTATATATTTATTTTTTCTATCTGGGTTGGTAATTAAATCAGTTGGATCAATAAGTTTTGATGGAGCTTTTTCTATTTCAACAGTTGTTTCATCTGCCATTAAATCTTTCTGCTCTGTAACATCTTTTTTAATGCCACCTTGTTCAGCGTCTTCAATACCTAGCTTCTTCGCGAGGCTATTTGCCCGAAGGTTACCACGTGTTGACAAAAACTTCTCAACACTTTGTTTTGTAGGATCATATTCATTTATTATCATAGAAGTCCAGTCGGCTTTCAATGATTCTAAATATTCGGCTCTTGACACGTTTCTCTTTGCGTCTGGAGCTATTTTATCGTAAAGTCTTTTTGTTGTATTTTCAGCTAAAGCGTTTAAGGCTGGCTCAACTGTTTCAGTTAACTTTTGCTCTAATCTAGTTTGTGTAGATGATTTAATAAAGTCTTTACCGTATTTTTTAGCAAGTGCTTCGCCTTCTTGTTGTAGTTCTTTTATTTTAGTGACCTGCTCTCCTACTAACGTGGAATCCTCTTCTGTTAATTTTGTTTGAGAGGCTTGAAGTCCTTCTAGCACACCAACCTCTGAAACTTTTACACCAGTTTCTGTTTCGCGCTTTTTAATCAAATCTAAAGCTCTTTGACTTATTCCTTCTTCTTTCTGAATCGTTTTATTATATTCTTTTAAGAAATTGTAAACACCTTTACCTGTTTCAAAATTAGCGTTTTTAAAACCATATTTTCCTAAAATACCACGTATATAATCACCTATTCTGGTAAATATACCTTCGTTATATTGTATGTCACCATTTATTATAGCATTGGAAAAAATAGTTAGATATTCAGAAGCTCTAACGCTAGGATCTAGTTTGCCAGTTTTCTCGTCTTTATAAGCTTCTAGTTTTTCATTTACCTTTGCTATTTGATCTTTAGATAGTATTTTTTCAAAACCGTTAACTATTTCGACTTGTTGATTAACATCTCCAACCAAAGCGTTTAACACTGGGTGCAAAAACTCGTGAGCAGCAACACCTATATTACCAACCTTAGCCGCTTGTTGCTTGTCGATAAATATGTTTCCTGCGCCGGCAAAGACGCCTTCTGCTTCTCCTATCATAGATCTAGCTTCTTGAACATCTACGTCTTGGTCTTTTGCTACGGCTTCTATATATTCTTCTGTTGTTTCAAAAATTTGAAGTGCTTTTCCTCCAAGCAATTTAGAAACTTTTGATACTTTTTCTGCTATTACTTCAATCTCTCTCTTGGCTGCGTCTTGTCTAATCTCATCTATCCTATTGTCTTTTTGCTTTGCTTGGTTATTAATACTTCTTATCGCGTAACCATAGTCTTTATTGGATATTGAATTTTCACTTTTTTGAGTTCTTAAATCAAATGCTTGAGAATATAAAGCGTCTTTTTCGTCTAATAAATTTAACAACTCTTGTTTTTCCTGTTCTGTTAGTTTTTTAGATACCTCTTTGTTTTCTTCTATATATTTTTTTAACTCAGATTCTTTTTGAGCTATATCTTCTTGAATAACATCTTTGGATATTTTATTTTTTGCTTGTTTTTTTTCGTTTTTTAATTTCTCAAGATCTGTCAGCAGTGTGTTTACTTTTGCTTGGCCTTGACTACCGCCACGCAGCGCTCTATTTATAGCTCTACCACCTATCCCAACACCTGCTTGCCCAACAAAACCACCTAAAAAATCGTCTAGGGCTTGATCAGAACCAATGTATTTAACAATTTGTTCAGATACTTCTGCTGATGTTTTACCTTGTGCAATAGTATTATTTATAGTATCTGTTATACCTTGCGAAACTTCTACCATTCCTTCTCCAGAGCTCACGGTGGCTAATCTAGCCATGTTTAAAATACCTTTACTTGCTAAAGGAGCTCTCATTATATAATTTGATAAACCTTTTAAACCAAGTCTCTCAGACTGAACAGCAATTGTTGATAATATTGCTGGTGTTGTAAATTCAACTTCATTGTTTTCAACCAAAAGCTCTAAAGCATTTTCTGAATTAGGATATAATGTTTCCGCTTTTGTTCTGTTATAGTCGGCAAACATTGGAGCCGCCACTTGTGGATAAATACTAGCGCCTCTAGTTAGAACGGCTGGAACAGCTGTTTCTAAAACATTAAATACCGCGTTAAAACCACCAGCCAGTAAATCAGCGGCACCATACTCTTCATATCCTTCAGCGCCAACTAATCCTTTAAACCCGGCGGTCATACCAGCACCGGTATACTGCATTTCTTTACCAAGCTTATCAGCTTGTTTCATTACTTCTATGTATTTTTTGTCAGCAGCAGCACCAAGCTCTTGGTCAGATCCAGCATATACACTTTTTACGTAGGTATCAGTTCTTTGGTTTAAAGCATTTAATTCTTTCCATTTATCAGGGTTTTCAGAGTACAAAACCTGTTTATTGCTTTCTGGGTCTATATAGGCAATAGAACCTTCAGGTATATTTTCACCAAATAAAAAATCAGCAGCATCTTCTCCAGCTACTTTTTTTATCCAATCATTACTTACAGCTTGTGTTTCTAAGTAAACTTTTTTAGCTCGCTCTGGTATGTCTCCCAAAGCATTAAAGACGTATTGCTTTGTTTTAAATAATTCATAGCCAATCTTATCAAAAACCGACGGATCTTCACTTTCTAACTGTTCAGTTGTCTTCACGGCTTCTTGAATAGCCGTATATTTATCAAATTCTTTTTTACTTACATTTTTACCGTCTATAGTAAATACTTCAGTTGGTAGTAAGTCCAAAGAACCATCTTCCAATGGAGATTCCGTGTCTACTGCTGTTTGCTGCGCCTCTGTTATTGGCCCTGCAACTGCAGTCTCCTCCGCAGGACCGTTTAGCTTTCCCTCTTCTTCTAATAAAATAGCGTCTGGATATTTAACTAAAAAACCTTGTAATTTTTCCTCAGGAATATTATATATATCTCCTGAACTAGTTTTATATCTTGGCATAATTGTTATTCTTTATATTGTGAATAGTTTTGTTCGATGTAATTTATTGCGTCAGTGGTAAATCCTTTTTTAGATAACAAATCGTTAAATAAATCAATTGGATCAACAACGTTTACAAAATCATTTTGATCATTGGCGTTGTACACGTTGAAAGGTGACATTCCTTGTTCACGAAGAAAAGCTGATCTTTCAGCAAAGCTCTTTCCTTTTACATCCTTGCTTTGTAATGCATACTGATCGCCGGTAATATAATTTTTACCTTCTGTAGACCTATTTAATTCTTGTGCTATTTTTTCTGATTTTTTTATTGGCGTTAAATCAGATTCTGTATCATTTATTGTATTTACAAATTCAGCTGTTTGATTGTATTGTGGAATTCTCTGTTCTGCTTTAGCCTGCCAGTCTTTTAGCGGGGTTGCTGAAGCTGGTGTTTCAGCGTTCATATTAGCTTCTTTTCTTTGAAAATATATTTGTTCTCCTTCTTCAATGGTTACGCTGCCAACTTCGCCGCTTTGTATATTTTTAGCGTTAACATTAAAAAAAGCAACGTCTTCTTTAGTCGCGGATCTAGAGCCATATTTAGCTAACTTTACTCCTATAACCCTATCTTCTTCTTCTTTTTTTAATATTTCTATTTTTTTATCAGCAGGAAGCTTCATAAAACCAGAGTAATCATAACCAGGTCCCATTTTTAAAGTATTTTGCATATAAGACCTTAAGTTACCTGGGTCTTCAGCTATTCTAGCGCTAACAGTTGCATGTATTTGTGCTTGAAAAACACTGTCGTCCTTCAAGCCCTGTGTATTTATGATGTTGTCGGTGAAAACTTGATCAATACCCTTAGCGCCACTTTTCTCTCTAGTTATCTTGCTTGGTAAAAACATGTTGGGTGTTAAAACATCTGAAGCATCTGTGGCGTTAGAATTCTGAAAAACAATTGTTGGATCTGCTCCTTTTGGTATTTCTCTTATAAATCCATCACCGATCTCCATGATATTTCTACTCCAATTAAATACTAACTTACCATCTTTAACTTGATCCGCTAACTCTGGAAAATCTGTTAACATTTTTTTACCAGCATCTGTTGTTGTGTCGAAAACTGTTTCAACGCCTACAATCGCGTTTCCATTTTCATCTGGTTTAAGGCTTTTTTTTGTTTCAGCCCCAGGGATTTTTTGATTACTTAAAACAGCAGAACTAAATTGAGACTTTAACCTGTCCATGAGTGTATCTCCAACATAGTAATGTGTTGAGCCGACGTCTCCAGGCTTTATGTTTTTCATGTCTTCAAGATCAGCCATTATATTAGCACCACCACTTTGTACTACGTTTTGAAAATCTACAGCTCTTTGCGCTATGTCTCTATATTTTTTTCTATCTTCTTTCGAAAGATTCCTCGCTGTCGCTAGTTGGGTTTGAGCCCAAATGGCCCCGCGGTTTTCCTCTGTTCCATCTCCATCTAAAAGCAATGCAGTTTCTGCTTTGAATTGATCCGCTAGAGAAGGGTTTTTTTCAAGTACTTTTTGGTAGTTTATGTTAGCTTCGTCCCAAGTTTTCTCTTCAATTTCGTAACCTATAGCTTGTATTCTTTGGTCTTCGGCTTCTTGTTCTTTCTTAGCAGCTGCTCTATAAGTAGCGGCTTGAGCTATGCCCGCGCCAATGCTAGTGCCGAAACTAGCGATAGCTTGGCCCCATATTTCTCCAGATCTGTCTATAATTGGTTGTGGATTTTCGTATGCTCCCATTTTATTTTTTTATTTTATTATAAATATTCATCTGTTTTAATCTATTGGGTCTGATTAATCAAACAAGCTTTTACCGCCGCTCTGCGCTTGACCTTCTGCGCTAATAACAGAACCAGCTAAATTACCAATGCCTTGAACAGCACCAGCCCACGCTGCGGCCTTGTTTTGATTAGCTTGAGCGGACATCTGTTGTTGTTGCTGTTGAACACCGGCAGCTCTGTTAAGATCCATATTTGTTCTAGATTCTTCAGCTTGAAACATAAATTGCTGACCAGCGGCATCAGCAGACTGTACTCTTTGACCTTCTGAAATAGCAATTGATTGTAATCTTTGTTGCTCAGACATTTTTTGTTGCTGCAGCTGTTGTTCTCCTTGCGCGCGTAATTTATCGTTTTGAGCCTCTTGCTGTTCAATACTAGCTGCAACGCCTTTCTTGCTTTGTAGCGCGGCTTGGGCCAATGCTGTAGCGCCACCTGCGCTAGCGCCAGTGGATCTTAATGTATCTAAGGTGTTTGCCAGTGCTATGTCAGTTTGTTCCATTTGGATTTCAGCTGATTTAGTAGCTACGCCTAGGGAATTAAATGGATTACTCATTTGGCCACTTAAGTCAGTCGCCAAACCGCTTAGATCACTAATGTTTCTATAGGGATTTGTTACTTCTTGTCTAGAGTTTCTTAAAGCTTCAACTTCTCTAGCAGCAGCGTTTGCTTTTCTATCTGCTTTTCTACTTGCTTTCCCCGCTGCCGATGCGGAAATTGCCGCGCCGCCGATCATTACCGCTCCACTTACTACCGCTGTTACTGCTGCCATGTTAGTTTATTTTTTTTGTTATTTCATAAGATGGTTTTTCATCCACCACCCAATCTAGTTTTTTATGTACGCCTATCAAGTGTTTATTTCTTCCTATTGAAAACAAATATTTAACACCTTGAGATTTGCAGACTGCTTCTGCGCTTGTTATTAATAGTTCAAGAGCTTGTTTTCTGTCTTTTTCTTTGTATTCTGGATTTGAAACAATCCACTCCAATAAAGCTCCTTTTGAATTTGTGTAATATATAAAGCCAGCGACTATTGGTTGGTTGTTTTTTTCAACCATTAAACCACCGGTCCCATTATCTGGTAAAAAGTCTTTCGCGGGATTAACCCACTCAGGCCACCATTCCCACCACTTTACTAATGTATCCCAATCTGACTCTTGTAATCGTCTAATATTTAATTCCATTTAATTATCTTATATAAGTTACAGTAGAGCCAACGCTCCAAAGCTCTTTTAATCCTCCAAAGTCTGTAGAATTATCTATTGAAAATTTAACCGTTGAAAACCTACCTTTTATCCCTGACACTTGCTGGCCAAAAATAACCTCACCTGGTTGAGCAGCAGAAGTATTAATAAGATTAGCATAGTATTTGTTTTCTTTTCTCATAAAACCAGCATAATACTGTATTCCATTTTCAGTGTAAGCGCCTTCTAAATAACTTTGAACGTCCTGAGTCGTATCACTCAAGAACCTCCAAGCAGAACTGTTTGGTCTTACGTCTTTACCAGTTGCGTCTGAAACAAATGAATTAACTTGCCACCCGTTGTCGCCCTCGTAGTTTACGGTTTTGAACACTTTGTTAATGCCAGAGTCTTGATTAAATATAAATGTTATATTAGCTCCACCATATATACCGTAAAAATTAGTTCTATCTACATTGTTTGAGTAGTGAGACCAAATGCTTTCGTTTTTAATTGTGTAATAAGTACTTCTTAAGCTCAGCAACTGTGTTGGCTTGTAAGAAAACAAACTAGACCATCCATTTATTAACTCGTCAAACGCTAGTGTTTGATAATCCCCAACCTCTTGATTAGCGTATGTTGGAGCCTGCTGTAAAGATAATACATAATTTTTATTATGAATATCATAACCACCTAATATTTTAGCCGGTGCAGTGACTCTGAAATAAACCTCATCAGAGGTTGTGACTGATGTTTTTCTACTTAAGGTGATTTCTGCGGTTTTTAAACCTATAAAAGGTCCTAAGTTAATCTTAGTAATAACACCCTGCGCCGCGTTGTTTACAAAAGCCTGCATGCCAATAAATAAACTACTAACATCCGTACCTGTTATTTCTATGATATAGCTTTGAAGCACTGGTGTTTCAGCGTTACCAACTGGAACAGTAAAATCCCAAACATTGTTTTCGTTTAGAGCGTTTAGATTGTCTCTAAAATAATCAAGCATACCATAGTTTGATATTTCTGTAATACCATCCCTAGACAGCCTTAAAACAACCCCTCTGTCCTTGTCTGTGAAGTATTTCTGGAAACCATACACAGCAAATGATTCTGGGTTTCTTGATATACCATATTCACCAAGATATGGCTGTACTTGTCCCATAACGAGATTAGAAGTAGTCTGCATCGGTGATCCTTCAGCTGTATATATAGCGTCTTTGTTTATCAACACCGAGCTAACTTTTTTCTCTTGGAATATAGTTAAGTTTGTGTTTTCTGCAAATAGTTTTTGTATGGATCCATTAGCTGGGTCTAAGCTTTTAGTTATGTCTTGCCCGACAGAAAATTGATTTGTGCTATTAATACCTGTTCTTGAGTTGTAAACCCCAGAATATATTAAAGAGTTATTTCTGGTTTGCTGACTTGTAACTTCTTCTACTATGTAAGCTCTAACGCCTAGATCTGTTTGAACATTGTTATATCCCCCTCTTATTCTAGACTCTTCTATAAACCAGTTTATTTCATATGGACCAGTTGAGGTATCACCTGTTTCGTCCGCGGCATTTCCTGGAAAAGCACCAACGCCAGTTATCGGCTCTGCTTGATTATATGGATATCCATTTGGCCATACCGGCGCAGCGTCATAACTACCAGTACCGGCATTGTTAACGGTCTTCATCCAATATGAGTTAAAATAAGATACTTCTAATGTTGCAGCCATATTTTATAATTACTTGTTTTTTTATTTTGTTACGGAGTAGGAATACAAGGGCAAGGTGTTCCTGCTTGTTCTAGGTTTTCCACAGCACTATACAACGCCTCGTTGCCTGTGAATATAGTTGTTAAAATATTACCCGTATAATTACCAGTAGCGTCATAAGAAGCTATTTCAATGTTTTCTTTACTGTAGTAGCCACCGTATGGCGGGAAGTTGTATATAAACTCAAATCTTATGTCTATATAATAACTTTGTGTTGCTGCCGTTGCCACAAAAGATCCATTTGAAACATTACCGCCACCGGTAGGCATGCCAGGAACACCACATGGATCGCCTGGGTTGCCCCACGTAGCCCCTTGGTTTGATAAGCTAGAACTATAAGTTACATCGATAGTATTACCAATAATTAAATTACTCCAGACAACCTCGTATCTTAATGTTATTAATTCATATTGATTAGTTCCAGTGTTATATGGTCCTACTATGCAAACAGGGTTTAATGAATTAATAAAAGCTTGTGGTCCGATGTATTCTGTAACTGTTTGCTCTAGTGTAAAAGTATTTTCAGTGTCTCTAGTTCCATTAGCGTCTTTAGCTGTTATCAATAACGTTGACAGCGGGGATAAAGCGGTTGGTTCTGCTCCATTTCTACAATAAACTTGACATGCGCCTGGGTTTGAAGACCAGTCTTGGTTGCCTTCTTGATCTCCTACTTTAGGAACAATAAAATACTTTCCTTCGCCCTGCGTGTATTCAACGCCGTCCTCTTTTAGCGTGAATATTACTTCTTCTTTTTGTAAACCACCAGAGCAGTTTGACCCATTTTGCGCATAAAAAGTCCAAACTTTAACGTCGCCATTTTTTGGTTCATTGATATTGGGTAAAGTGATTATTCTGTTTGGGTAGTTTTGGCTAAGTAAATTACTACCGCATGAATTATTTATATAAAAATTAGGAGCAACATTGTCTATTTGGCAGTCATCATTTAACACAATAGTACCGTTGTACGTGTTACCGCCGTCTGTGTTTTCACAATTTACAACAAAAGTGAATGTTATAGGCTCGTCATCTTGACCGACATAAAAATATTCACCTGCTTTTGTTCTTATGTTAAAACCAATAGGCGTGGTTGGCGATGGAATACCTGGTGTTATTTTATATATTTCAAACCTACTAGTTACGTTAACACCGTTACCATCAGTAACACCAACAAGCGTAAAGTCTATATTGTCGTATATAATATTACCAAGGCCATTTATAGCAGATACCTTGCTGGCAAAACAATTAGTGGTTGGCGCGCCAGCCTCACTTAAGTTAAATTGATAGCCAGAAGTTGCTATAGCGCCTAAAAAACCACCATCTAAAATAGCCTTATTTAAGTCTTTTATTCTACCAGAAGAAGTTGTTTCCCAGTAAATATCTAATAAAGATTCCACCGGATCTGTTTCATACACGGCTAGCGTGTTTTTATAACCAGTTGCTGGAGCCGTGTTCCACTTACCTATTTGTTTTTCTGTAGAAATTCTTGCTATTAGTGGATTTGTATTACTTTGATAAAACTCAGGATATTCAAGAGAATAAGCAGAGAGCGCCTGGTGATTACCAGCTCCCCCACTTGTATCTAGTTCTGTTATATCACCTAGCGTTGTGCCGTTATAGTTTGTATCTGCTAAAGTAGATATAGACGTGACTGAATCACCTACGGTGCTTGGGTAATATTGTTTATTATAGTTTATTACATTTGGGGTAGGAGTTGAGTAGTTTATAGGTGAAACTCTACCGAACAAACGAACCGCACTTCTATATTGTTTTTGGTCAGGACCTACTTCGTTTAAATCTCTAGGTATTTTATTTATATTGTCATTATATAGTACAATATTAGCTGTTTCTCCTCTTTCAAACACGGTGTTAACAGCCGGCGGCGTTACCTCACTATCAATATATGTTCTAGGGTATCCATTTAATATACCTGGTAGGTAGACATTATAGTAATCTTGCTCTGTTTGTCTTACGACTATTTTATAAGTATACCAACCCATAGGATTAGCAGGATCAACAGAGACAGTTAGTGTGCAGTCCACGTTACCACCGGTAACTGTTATCTGATCGCCATTTGTGTATCCAGAGCCTGGATTATTAATGATTAATGAACCTATTTTACCACCAAATACAGCTAATATATCAACGGTTAAACCGGTTCCAGTGCCACCCGTTGTAGCTATATTTGTTCCGGTGGAATAACCAGTGCCAAGTGTATTTAATAAAAAATAATCTACACTAGCGTTAGAGTCTTTGTAGATTCCTGGATAACCGCTAATACCTGCTTGAGATTTGGTTGGGATTAATGAATTGACTAGTGTTCTTAAGGCGTAACCAGGCCAGTCTATAATAGAAGTTCCTCCGTTTTTGTAAGGAACATATATTGTTGATCCTCCATAAGCAATACCTCCGCTTATAACCGCAGCGTCATTAGAAGACAATATAACACTTGATTGTCTACCAAATCTATCCGCTAGCACAAAGCCAACTTGATAGTTTCTGTTTTGTTTTAATGTGTGGTTAGGGTATTCTTTCTGACTCACGCCAAGCAATGGTGTTTTATCTCCAAACAAAACACTATAGTCAATTTTATTTAACGAAGAGCCTTTTGTTGTAAAATTACCATATATAACCCTATTGCCAGAAACCTCTTGCCCAAGCGCTCTGACAGGTACTTGATCATATACCCTTGGCAATTGATCGTCTGGAAGTGTTTTGTACGGTTTTGTAGAGATATATTTATACGTAAAAACCCGTGGATTCCCACCAGCTGCCGCGTTGGCCTGCATGCTTGCTAACACTTGATTTATAGGCACTGATTCTATTACCTTAATAGATAAGCCATCAGATTCTTTGTATAATATGTCTACTTCTTTTATTTTTAAATCTATATCAGGCGTGGTGGTTTCAAGCTCAATGTTAGCCAACATTTGGGTTACATTGTTTTCAAAAAAACTCACAATTGTGCTTCTGTAGGCCTTTTGTTGGTCACCTTTAGTTGGGTCACTTCCTTCGTATAAAAAATACCCATTTTGTTTTGGTATAAAACAAGGTTGGGTAAACGGCGCTATTAAGGAGTATTCGTTATTGTCAAACTTAAACCTATAGCTTAAGCGTATAAATTTATCAGACAAATAATCAGGATCTCCAGCGAAATTAACATCATAGTCTGGGTTATTATACGTTGTGATTGCGCTGCCTGGCGGAATGGGTGCCGTAGGTTGGTCTAACGGTATGCGCTCTTGTGAAGGGTTTGACATTGTTGAGGTTGTTGGAGTCGCTCCAGCTGCCACCTCGTTAATGTTCATTAAGCTTATTGGTTTCCAAGGATAATACTTAGCTACAGATATTTGATCTTCTGTCGTGTAGTAAGGATTTACCCCAACGGCTCCTTGTCCGCTACCGCTTACGCCTTGTCTAGCTGGGAACTCAAAAGCGCTATCAATATTTATTTTTCTTGGTTGATTTCTATCATCTGTCCAAAATAAAAGATCTTCAACAACATTCACGCCTGTTATAGGTTTGTTTGCTGAAAAATTTAAAAAAGGGCCTTCGACTAAAACAGTGTTTTGGTTATTTTTAAAATTGTACGCTCTAATAGAGCACTCGCTATCTAGTGGCGCAAAGTTAGAAATCTTATCTATAGAAGAATCTATATAGTTTGTCACAAAATAATAAATAACTTGAGTGTTGGAATCACTAAAATACCCAATACACGTGTGGTTGTTTTGTCCCTGAAAAATATAATCGTTACCAAGCACGTTTTCCAAAGCTCCAACATCGTCACCTTCTGATCTACTTATAGAAATATTCAAAGCGTCTCGATACTCTCCAGTAGGAACAAGGCGATCATCAAGATCTTTGTTCATTTTAGAGCGTATAAAAGTATTTTTAATTTCAGCCATTTAATTTAATGTTTTAACCATTTAGATTGACCTCTCATAACTTGAATAAACTCACTTAGTTTAATATTAGAAAGTCTAATCTTGGCATTTCTTAATTTAGCACTTCGTTCTCTTTTAAGTCTTTGTACTATATACTCTGGTTGGTTTATTCTTGAAGCTATAATAGCATGCGAAATATGAGCATACAAAGCTTCTTCTGCCATCTTAGGAACCTTAGTATCTAGTTCATATGCTAAACCATCAGATATGTATTCTAAGAGTATAAGAGCTCCGCTTAGGTTGCTAGAAAAAGACATCATGCCTTCTCTAGGATCTATAGTAAACCAGCCGTTGACTTGAGAGTATTTGCCATCAAGACCATATTGCTGCCCGTAGAAGTTCATCACGTTGTTACCACCGTAGCCACCATAGTCCATTCCTTGATTGTAATCAACTAACGCCCAACCGCCATTTATAAACATAACATTAGCAGCGTTCCATCTTTGGTTTATTTGAGATGTTCCCTCTAGGTTGTCTCCAATGTCATCTTGCGTTGGCATCCCAGTTGAGTCTTGGATAGGTATTTCGTAAGGATTTACATGTAAGTCGTTTGCTGGATAAATTGGTCGTTTAACGCCTAATCTATCAATCCAAGATACAGCCACGTAGTTAACGTAGTCTTGTGGGATTATAACGCTTAAACTTGGTGGGACTGTAAGTTCTTGAGACTTAATACTTTTTAAGGTGTCGTAGCTAAACTCCTGTAATCCACGCTTGGCGTGAAAAATAACATCAGTTCTCTTTACACTTGGTATAAGCTTGTCTTGGCCAACGTAGGCAATAAGAAAGTTATTTATAACATCGTTTAATGTTATGTATGAATAGCTACCGTAGTTTTCATTAACAGCGGTGCCAAAAGCTTTTTCAGCTGTTGTTTGTCCGTATTTACCTCCCTCTAAAGACTTTAGTTGAACAACAACAAAAGTGTTCGCGGCTGGGGTAAAGCTTATTGTGTTACCAGTTACCGTGTAAGCTAAAACATATTCCGTATAAGTACCAGCTAATCCAGTAGCGCTTGTATATAGTTTAAAGTTATTTAAAATATAACTATCGTTGGCAGGGTTATAGCTACCAAAGGCTAAGTCAGTATCAAACGTAGTTGTGAAAGAGGTTAAAGTACCGCCTGCATTTTGTTGAAATCCCTGAGCACCCTCGTAATATTGTTGATTAGTTTCGGTAATTAAACCGCCATTAGGAATAGGCATATCTTATTAGCTTTTAGCGTTAACTTCTATTTTTTGTGATTCTTGAGCCGCAGCTTGTATAATAAGCGGGTCATTTACAACTATACCCATATACATTAACACTTTAAGTATAAAATTAACCTGTTCTGTTGAGTCTAATTCAGGCCAAAGCGAAAGTGTAGCGTTGTAAATATACGCGTTGCCGCTTTGCGTATAACCCCATACCACGTCTTGCGGTTTTTTAATATAAGATATAGTAATATCGTTTACATTATTTATTGACTGAGGGTATATAGTAATGCGCTCATTTTCCCATAAATACTGAGGAAAACTTGCCGTGGGTCTAGTAAGCGGAGATTTATTAAATAAAAGAAAATCATTTTTCTGGGCTCTTTGGCATTCTATTTCATACTGTGTTTCAGCTTTATAAATAACTGTACCAAGTTTATAAACGGATGTTTGTGGAGATTGACCAGGAGGCATAGCGGCCGAAATGAATGTAGGTCCTTGGAAATACGCGGGTGTAGAAGCTACATATGTTAGCTGTGCTCCCGTTGCTGTTGTTTTGAATATAGATATTTTATTATCTAACTCTTTAAGTCTTTCCGAGTATTCGCTCGTATTCTGAGGCGTGCGTAATTGCTGTGTGTAATCTTCGAAATAATTTTCAAAGATTTGTAACTGAACCTGTGTTGCTATTTTGTTGAACTCGTCAGGGGTAACATAACCTCTCTGCTCCTTGTTCATTATTAGCAATACTGTCTTATAAACTGTATCTACGTTTAACGCCATCTTGTTTTTTTATTATAATATAAGGAAGCCGCATTACGCGGCTACCCCTATATTAGTATTACATGTTATTTTAAGTTTTTCTCTATACTTCTATAGACTTCAACTCCTTCGTCAGTTTTAAACCACGCAGCCATAGCTGAATATGGATTTTCATCAAAAGGTACGTTCATTAGTTTCCTGTCATTAGTGCCCCAATGAAACGAGCGTTGATCTTGAGATAATCTAATTATCCCTGCTTCAATTGCCTTAACAGCTACATTGCGAAGCTGTACGTTATCGTCATTTGCTAGTTCAATAAATAAATCTGGATTTCTTTTTGCAAACAAAAGAAGATCTCTTTTTATTTCTTTTGAAGTCATTTCAGATACTTTTGATCCAATCTCCACACGTAAGATAGCTTCAGCGGCGTCAACTTCCATTGATCTAGCAGCCATCATTGCGTCTATTTGAATTTCTAAATCATCTAGCTCGTACTCGGCAATAGCTACGGCATTGTGCTCGTAGTATTTATTATTTCTTAATGGATGATACAAAGACAATAATTTTTGAAGATTTTGTTGTTCTTTCTTAACAAATAAAACACCATCTTTAAACATAATATGACCAAGTGTAGACTCTCCTTTTTGCTCATCAGCAAATGGTGAGTTTTGGTTTGTAGCATATCTAAGCTCTCTTTGCATTCTTTGTTCTTCGTCAAACCACAATAATGGATGGCGCGAAGTATGTCTTGAAGATATTGTTAATGTTAGTGGCGCGTGGCCAACAACAATATACATTCTATCTTTTATCTCCCAGGTATCAACTGGTTTTGTTTCTTTTTTTGGTTCTGCTTTAGCAGTTTTAACCATTGTTTCTTCAACAGCCTTTTGTGGCTTTGGATTTGTGTTTGTTGTTTTCATAATATAATAAAATTAAATAGTTAAATAAAAGTAATAATTACCCCCATCGATAAGACAGGGGTAATATTACTAAGGTAATTAGTCTGTGAACAATACGAAATTGTTAGCAGCTTGGGTTACAAGACATCTTTCAGAAAGGAAGTGCACTTCCATTGCATCAAGATCAGAAGTGTAAGCTCCACCTACAGAACCAGTGATCCAGTTTTTCATACGACGATCATCGGTCTGTGAAGCACGATAACGAGTATGTAAGAAAGGACGACGAATATTAGTTCCTAAGATTTGATCGTAAACAGTAGATGTTCCAGCAGGAACAAGTACTCCTTCGATGCCAGCATCAGCAACACCACCACGAGTAGAAGCATCGTTTAAGTATTTCCAGTCAGTCTTATAGAAATCATAAGAACCACGACGGAAACCACTAAATCCAAGATTTAAAGCCATTTCTGAAGAGTTCTCAAACACACCATAAGAGCTACCCCCTGCGTAAACAGCACCAGCACCAATACCAGCTAGCATATCATCAAAATCTAAACTAGTTTCGCGATTTAAGAAAAGCATGTTTTCTTCAATTGCACCTTGAGTGTCTAGATTCTTAAGAATACTATCAAATTGAGCTAATCCAGTAGCAGCTGTAAAATCAACTAGTACATTTCCACGACTTTTAATAGCAGCGAAAAGACCTTCTGTACCTTTAACATTTGCAGTTGAACCACCTGATTTCAATTCACCTTCTACCATTGCCATTTCTAAGTAATCTTCGAAACGTAAACGAGTTTCAGACTCAGCTTTCAAATACCAAAGGAATCCTCCAGTACCATCTTCAGTAGAAACTTCTACCCAACCGATCTGAGCAGTGTCAGAACCATTGATAGCATATTTGTCCTTGATAATAATAGGAGAGTTTGAGTATTGAGTGAAAGATGGAGTAACTGAAATACGGTTTGCATCAGTAGTTCCTTTTGCATATTCAGAACCATATACAAAGATCTTAAGAGCAGGGCCGCCAGTAACTAAATCAACCTCAGCAGCTCCACCACCACTACCATCAAGAGCTTCTTGAGTATAAGGGGCAACGGTTAAAACGCCGGCAGCTAAAGCAGAACCAGGGGTTGCACCAGAAGCTACTACGTAACAATTTAACTCAGCACCAGTAGCAGGATTCATAACTACAAGAGTAGAACCAGGAGATACAACGTTTTGAATAAGAGTAGCTCCAGAACCACCGACAGGAATTGTCAATGTAGATACTTTTGCTCCAACAGCTCCAGCTACAGTAGCGACAACAGCGTTGTATGCAATGTGTAGACGGTTTTGTTCAGACCAAACAACTTGGTCAGATGTCATTGGCATTTCAGCGCCAACCATTCGTAAGAAACCAGAAAGTGTACGGTTACCGTAACGCTCTACTTCTTGTTCGTAAATTTCAGGAAGATACTGCTGAGCAAAATCAGAAGTACCGTCGGTAAAGTTCAAATAGTTTGAACTTAAGGTTTGTTGTTGTTGTGAAGGAATAATTGATCCAAACACAGGACTTACATTAGCCATAATTTTTATTTTTAATTTTTAATTAGTTAAATTTCCTTGTTTTAATTTTAAGTTTTGAAGAATCTGCCCCACTGATTGCTTTAACTTTTAAACCATTAATATAAACATCACCTGGAGCTTTTCTTGGCTCATTGGTGCTTGGGTTTTTCGATGTTGATACAACTTCTTTAATTGCATCAGACTTCCCTTGTTCGTAAAAATGACTTGCTATTTTATCTGCATTCATTGCGGCATACATGGCTTTGTGATAACCACTAGTGTCCTTAACATTACCCTTGTCATCTAGGAACTTCCCGATTACATTTCTAATATCAGACTGAGTTTCTGCAACTTGAGACGCGTTTTGAATACCGTATCTAAACTTTTTTTCACCTAAATTAAAATCAAAACCTTTGAAATCGTTATTGAGTAATTGTTTAGTTTGGTTTTTAAAAGTCTCGTGCTGCTGAGTCCTTGTATTTTGCTCTTCATTGTATCGGTTGAAAAAGTCCGTTGCTTTTTTTTGCTCTTGAGTTACGCCGGGTCTCAACTTGATTTCGTCGTAGTACTTACTCTTTGTTTGCTCTAAAAAACTCTGGGCTTTAGCCACCTCTTCTTTATATGCGAGTTTCTTTTTTCTGATGTCTCGCTCATCATCTAAATCTTCGTCGTATTGGAAGTTATCTTCTATTAAAAGATTCACCTCACTATTATCTAAATACGGTTTGCTTTGCTTATAATACTCTCTTAACAGCGTGTTACTGTCTACTTGAGAATAATCAGCATTAAGTCTCACATAGTCTTCAACTGTTCCACCAGTTTCTTCCATGAAAGAAACTAATTTTTCAATGTTTTCAGGTAAGGCTTTGCCTGTTTCTTTTGTTTCTACTACTGCTTGCTGTAGTTCTTGAGTAACTTCCGAAACCTCTTGTGCAACTTCTTCCTCGGTTATTTCTTGAATAACAGGTTGCTCTTCAGTGCTATACACACTTTCTTCTTGTTTGTCCTCTACTTTCTCTTCAACAACCTCTTGTTTTGGAGTTGTTAAGTCTACTTTAATAGGGGCTTCTGGTTCAGGTTGTTTCAGATCTACTTTGACAACCTCGTTGACTTTGCCTAATTGCTTTGCTTTGGGTTTTTTCATTTTGAAATCACCTTCTTGTTTTTCTTGTGTTGACATGATATAATAATATAAAATTAGTTAATTGTTTATTTAGGAGAAAACTGTTCTAAATTAAAACCTCCTAAACTATCATTACCGGCTGACTCAAAGTTCTTGGGTAATGTATCGTTTTTTCTTTGATCTATAAGTTCACTTTGTTGTGTACCTTGTATTTTTACTCTTTTGTCTTTACGGTCTTCAATATCCTGCTCTTTGGTTTTTTCTGCATTAGCCCTGATCTGAGCCAACTGCATTTGGTAATTAAACTCTTCGGCCATTAATTCTCTTTTAATCTGAGCCTCTGTTTGCATTCTTTGAATTTCAAATTGAGATTTTGCTTGTTCAATATTGACTTTTTCCTGAGTTAATGCCTGTTGTTTTTGAACCTCAGACATAGCGGCTTGTTCTGCCGCCTGCGCGTTAGCCTGAGCTTGAGCTTGGATGTTAGCCATTTGAGCCCGCTGCATTGCTTCTTGTTTCTTTTTCTTTCTTAATTTAAGAAGTTGGTTGGCTAGTTTTAGATTTTTAATTTGTCGGATGTCAATAACATCATCTAAATCTACGCCACCAGATTGAAGAGCTATTTGAATATTTTGCTCTAGTTGCGCTTTTTCCTCTTCATCAGGTTCTAGTTCTAAATAAATACCAAAATCGTGTAAATTTAAATTACTGATTTCATTTAATGTTTCAACGTTATATATTGAAATACTTTCCATTAAAGAATTTCTAGTCAAAGGAAAGTTTAAAACATCTGCTATTTTAAGAGAAATATTTTCACACGTTTTAAGAGTAAGGAAGTTACTGGCTTGGTTTATGTGTCTTGTCGCTACATTTGACGCGTTAGCGGCCATCTTTTGCAGCCCTAGCAGAGAGTCTTTGTCTGGGTTACTACCATCTCTAGCTTCGTTTAAACCAGTCACATCTCTAATCATTTGTAAGTAGTACTGGTAAGTTTGTATTAGCGACTGTATTTTTCCTTGACCAGATGACGATGTTAACTCTTGAACAGGTACTCTACCTCTGTTTACGTCTCCGTCTTGAGTTAAAGATCTACCAACAATACTACCAGTTTGGAAGTACATGTTAAGCGCCTCAGCTGGATTATAGTTTGTGCCATTCCCAAGATCAACCTCTGCTAAACCGTCCATATCTAAAAACACACCATCAGGTATAATTCTAGACATTACTTGTTGTAGCTTTAAATGTGTTAACTGAATCATATCAGCAAAACCAGTTATTCTATTAACTAAAGAATCAACGCGGCCTTTGTAGATTCTTGGAGCGCAGATATTATAGTTCATGACAACCTTAGTTGTATCGGCAAAAGGTCTTGTCATATTTTCAGACAACTCCCATTTAAGCATAGTATTTGTGCCTAAAACCTTAGCGCCAGAATATAATACTTCTATAGTTCTATATACTCTTTCAAAATTGTCATTTGGCGGAGGATTAAACTCATCGGTTTTTTCTAAAGCTTTCTCTAAACCAGTATCTGTTCTTTTTATTTTAAATACCTGATTCATGTAAGTTTTATATTCAAAATATAATACTTGAACCGTGTTCTCGTCATAATTACCCCAACCAGTTACATATTGGCGATTGCCAGGCATTTGTTGTATTTTATAAAGCTCTTCTTCAGATAAATCTGGAAATTGTTTCTTTAGTTCCGGGATAGTAATTGCCTTCACTTCGCCAACATAGTAAATGTCGTCAAAGTTAGGATCTTCAGTATATGAATAAACCATGTAAGCTGGATCAACATAATCTATTGTAATGCCATTTGAAACATTAAAATTTGTTTTAACAGCGCTAATACCTAAAACGGTTAGATCATAGTTTAATCTTTTTCTTGTTTCTTCGTATTTATTTTGAGACAAAACACTGCTTATAGCTTCTTCTTCGGCTATTTCAATGGATTCCTTGTAAGATAACTGCATGTGAAGCTCTAGTTCTTCTATCGTCTCTGGTAATTCATCAGGAGGTATGTTTGTTCTAGATAAATCCTGCCCAGTTGTTTGCATAGCCTGCTGTATGAGATCTTGGGCAAACATATCCTCTGCAACTGCGTTAGCGTACTGTGTTCTTTTCTTTAGTGATTCGGGGTCTTGAGCAAAAGCTTTGATATCGTAGGTCTTTTGAGATATACCATTTACAACAATATCTACAAACTTAGAGATGACAGGCACAGGTTTCCAGTCTAAATTTAAATAAGACAAATCGCCGTTAATAGACAATTCATCTTTGTATTTCTGTATAGATTGCTCTCCCCTAGCATACAATCTTAACTGGTGAAAGTTGTTCCAGTTAGTTTGGTATCTGTTCTGGTTTGTTCTTCCCTGATCAAACCATTCCTGTTCAATGGCTCTAGATACCTGTAGACCATAGTCATAGCTAGCTTTTTCTGCGTCGCTAACTACTTGGCTAGGAAAAGAACTGTTTGTGTTAGTGTATACCTTCATTTATTTTGCTATTTTAGACAAAGCACCGCTATTGTCATATCTTTTAATTCCTAAGTCGTAAGTTTTTCTTTCAACGGGTGCTGTTGGGATGTAAAGGTGTTTGTTACAAGCCATAATCGCTAGTCCGGAGCTAATCGAAGCATCGTGCTTTGTTCTATTGTTTATATTGAATTTAGCCCAATCTTCTAGTGTTCGCTGGAAATACATGTCTCCATATTCAATTTCTCTAAAACCAACGTAAGTCTCTATATATGACTCTATCGCCGCAGCGTGCGCCTGCTTTATATCTTCACTTGAGTTAGGTATTCCACCTATTTCTCTTTCCGTTACAGATAACTTATTCCAAACTTTGTCTGGTCTGTTCATTGCAAAACCACGGTAACCTCTTCTTTTGAAATGATATAATAACCTAGGCTTATTGTTTTCTGCTAGTATTGGCATGCCGTAAAACACGCAAGCCATAAGTACGTCTTCAAAAAATGTTTCAGCAGTCTGTGGTCTAGCTATATATTCTAAAAAGAAATGACTAGGTGGCACGTCTTCCATTGAAAACTTAGTAAGACCATGTAGCGATCCATTAGATCCTCTACCATCTACAGTACCTGATATATCATAAGGGTCACATCCAAAAGCGCCACAGTGCTCATTGCCGGGGTGCTTAGTACCATTTTTAATCAAAACTTTGTTTTGCATATAAAAAGGTGGCACCCAACTTATTATAAACCTGCCGTCTTTATGAGGCACAAATAAAACCCTAGTATCTTGCTTTCCATTTTCCCACTGAAAACTACCAGTGGTAACCATGGACTTATTGTTGACGTCTTCGTTGTAATCTATTTGCTCGTATATTTTAGTGAGGTTAAACAATGATTGTTTAGTCTCATCTCTAAAAGCGTGTTGTGTTGTTCTTGGAAATTGACGGTAGAATTCATTTAAAGCGTCTGCGTCATGTTTTAAGCCGTCAACTTCATTTTGCCAATAATCAAGTACACCTATTTCTATTTTTGATCCGTCTGGTGCTTCAACTGGTTTTTCTGGTGTGTCGAATACAGGTAGTCCATAAGAATCAATGTATCCCTCGTAGTTCCACTCCATAGGTACAAACAGAGAATATAATCCCGTGCGAGTCTGTCCATTGGCGTTTCGTTTAGTAACGTCTGAATCATTGTATAATTTCTTGAAGTTATCCCCACCTTTGTCTAAAGCATTTGAGGTCGAACCCATCATACACTTGCCGATAATTCTAGAACCTAATCGAAGTGTAGTTTTAGTTACGCGCCAGTTGTTTAAAATATTATTTGGTCTTTCCCACTTACCACTTTCGTCATGTACTAAAAGCTTTAGCTTTTCTCCATCATAGGAGTTGTCCCCGGTATTTTTCCAGTCAATAGTAGTGTCAAGACCTTCAATGTCTTCTAGCTTTTCATTTACATCTAACTTACGTCTAGTAAACTTAGATGCTGGTACTCTGTATGCTAGTTCTGATTTTGGACGGTCCATACCGTCTTGTATAGGTTTGAAAAAGAAAGGATAGTTAACCGAGATCGGTACTACTTTATCCGTAAACATTTTCTTTGCATCGGGTCCTGACTTAGATAGTATCCCGAATCTAGCGTCACTTGATATTGTGGCTTGATTAACTGTCTCGCCAGATGCCATAAATGAAAATCCAGATCGACGGTTTTTAAGGTAACACATGCCGTAGCATCTGTTATCCGCTTTGCAAGCTTCCCAAAATATAAAGAACAACCTATTGGCTTCTCTAAAATCAGGCTTACCCACGTCAATCTTACTCCATTGTAGATACATGTAATGTGTACCTGTTATATATGTTGGATTACTATTGTTGTAAAACCAAAAACCCTCGTCTCTTAGCTTGAACTCATTGTCTATGTAGTCGAACCATTTCTCTTGAAACTCTGAGGAATATTCTTTCCAGTCAAATACTGTTTTAATTTTCTCAAGCTCTTTAGGGTATTCACTGAATTCCCATCTATTAGACTCAAACTTATGTGTATTGTTTTCAGCCGGAAGAGCAATAGCAAGACCCTGTATCTCATAGATCTCACCTATTTTTCCGGTTTTACTAATAACAACTACATCGTGATCCTTGTTATAGCCATACTCCCACTTGTTATAGCGGTTTAACTTGCTGATTACCTTAGGATTAATGTGGCTGTCTAAAACTTTATATAAAGTTTGCTCGTACATTATTTAGATCTCCCTTCTGCAAAACCCTTAAAAGACTTTTCTTCTTTTACTTCTTTGGGTTTCTCGTTAAGTATATCTTCTTCGTCTTGAATTCTATTTAGAATCTCAAAAGCGTCGAATATAGCTAGTTTTTTTGTAGCGGCAGCATTCTTAAGTCTGTCAGCGGAAATATCATCACCTGAGTCAACGATCTTTTCTTGTGCTACCTTTATTAATTCCTCAACTGCGACTTGCCCAGCTAGGATTATTTTCAACTTCATCTCCTTGGTATTCATATTTTATCACGATATCATTTGATTTCATACAATATAATCGCTGATCATCTATAATAAAATCAAATTCTCCGTAAGGAGTATAACCAACTAGATCACCAGGGCTTATTTTAAGCGCTTCTAACGAGCTATTACCATACTTTAGTATACCAATAAGCTCTCGTTCTTTATCAAGCGTTAGAGAGTCGTTACTTTTTAATGGCATTACAAAGCATCTGTCTCCAAAAGCTTTCCAATTACCAATATCACCATGCATATATATTTGATCAACTGATACAAAAAACGTGTCATCTTTAAATAAAGATCTACTGTTTTTAACTTTACCTCTTATGTCGTAAAATATTCTAAACACATTGTGATGAATAATAATTTTATCACCAACTTTGATATTTGTTTTAAAGGCTAACGGCACGGCTATAACTTCAGCTATATTGTTAACAGCTTTAAAGGCCTCTATTTTAGTATTTAATACTAGTTCTTTGTCAGCGACTTTAATGGAATTTTCATATCTATTTCCATTGTAAGGCCTAACAATAAAATCATATAAACTATTCATTAATATTCCAGATCATACTCAACAGAGATAGCCATGTTAGAATTAAATTTCTTCCATGGCATTACCTCGTTGTCTTTTTTAATATGAATATTATAAGAACTATCTTCTTCGTCAAGAGTGATGTAGGCTATTTCATGCCCACCGTATACTGTCTGACCAATAGAATAATGCATTGCGTCGTTTTTATAATCAGATCCTATACTAATCTTCCTGATCTTCGACAGCATCCTCAACTTCTGTTTTAATTGGCTCGTACTCTCCAGTACTAAGGTCAATTGTTACTTGGCCATATTCCTCTTCAAGTTCAACCTTAAATTCTTCTACGGCTTTGTTGACATCACCAATACGGTGAAGCAAGCTATGCTTCTCTGTTTCAATCATCCCAATGCGGGTTATGATTTCATTTAAAGCACCTTGTTGAGTTGTTAGTTTTTCTAAATGTTCTTTAGAGATTACTGTTTTTAACGTTTTTGTTTTTCCCATTTGATTAAATTTAATTGATTAATTGTTTGTTATTTAATTGCTTTACCAGTATAACCTCTAGCTATATTGCCGCGTTCTACTCTTCGGTTTTCTTGTTGAGTATGAATTGATAAATCTTTGTTGTATTGTGTTTTTAGTTTTTCTAACTCTCTAGGATTGTTTGCTCTGATCATTTCACCACCAGGTGTTCTATAGCCTGGCGCTCTTTCACTTTGATCAAAACCAAACACAGCACCTTTAAATTCTCTAGGTTTGCTGCCTATTTTTTTTGACACTGCTAAACCAGCTTCTGTTGGATGGTAAAAACCATCAGTAGCGGTATCTCTAATGGCAACTTGATCTCCAGATTCATTAACCTTGTAGTCATTTTTTTCATGTCCTGGCTCGTGCATTGCTGGGCCCATAAATTGCTTAGGAATTCCTGCGCCTGTTTCCATTCTTGGGCCTTTGCCTGCTTTTTGCATGTATGGTCCTGCTTTTTTCATTTTTTTAGTGTTAGTTAGTTTGTATTTTTTTATATATTAATGTTTCTTTTGTTTCATTAAAAAAGCAAGTAATAGTTTCTTTGTTTTTTATTGTGTATTCACAAGAATAACTACTACCATCTGAAAAAACGGCTACAGTTTTTATTTTTTCTTTATTGTAATCAACTACGTTTTCAAAAAACATGTCTTTATTATCACTATTATAAAGATATATTTTGTATTCTTTTTTTTCAGATAAATCTATATGTAATAAATAATCAGAATAATCTTGTTTCCAAACTCCATTAAACTTGTTTTCCTGTGAAAACAAACTTGTTGAAAAAGTAATAGCTAGTAATAAAATTAATTTTTTCATAATAAATTATATTTAAGATTTATATACCCTAAATATAATCATATTATCACAGTTTTTGTTCAATTATTACTTCTTTTTAACTGAAGAACCGTAAAAATATCCAAATATAGACAAAACAACTCCTTCAATAATTCCAATAGTGTGAATCCAAACCTCTTTGTTGCTTT